ACACGTTTCAATGAAAGCGGCAGGTATGGAAGTAAGTGGAACTGCTATGAGACAATTACTTGGATCACCAAAATATGCTGATGATAGAGAACGAAGATTTAAAAAGTATTTTGGGTATTTTGATAAAGGTGTTTATAATATGATGGTAAACAAATTTAAAAAATTATTTGAAGATTTTAAATTGAATGATAGTATAATAGAAGAGTTTTTAATTTATAATAATATAAATAAAATTATAAAAGAAGGAAGTTCAACTTTAACTTCACCAACAGATGATGGCCCCCCAACATTTTATAGAGGATTTAGTGATTATAAAGCAAATTCTAAAAAATGGATAGATTCATTATATATTGATAAGGGTTGGGAAATTATTGATTATATGTTGGGTAAACATGCACTTAATCCTGATTTTGATTATACATTAAAATATTCTATTGTACCTGCAGTATCATATGATAAAACTGAAAAATATAAAAAACATATAGAAGATGTAGTTTTAAGAAATTTAGGATATGAGATTATTAAATGGTTGGGGTTAACTGATACTGAAAAAGATGTAAAAGGAGTTGATGTTCCATCACCAGTATTACCTGGAGCAGATGGTGAAACTGAAAATACAGATTTAAAAGAAAGAATTAATTTAAATGAAGAAGTAAAATTAATACTTGAAGTAGATAGAATGACTTTAGAAGAAGGTGTTAAGTTTAATAACTTTTTAAAAGATTGGTCTAAAAAAGCAAAACAACCACTTAATAGAGTTAGAAAAACAATGATGAATAAGAATACATTTTCTATTGCTAAATTAAATGATTTTAGTGTTGATAAAGTATTTAAAAACGCTAAAAAGGGATATAAAAGAGCATCAATTGTATTTCATTATTTACCAGATAAATTAGCAAAAAAGATTCAAAATACAAAAGTAATGAAAAAGAAAGATGAGTATCTTAAACAAGCAGACGAGTTTTTGCAAAAACATCCTAAAACAAAGAAAGTAGTTATGATGGGAGCTGCAGCAACTGTAACTTATATGTGGACACAAATGACTTTCGTTGGAGAACCAGATTATGATTTCGATTTATCTGGTGTAGCAGGAGCAGCTGTTGGAGCTAAAAATTTAAAAGATTTATTTGGTGGTACTGAGGGTTCTAAATTTCTTACTTTATTCGTAACTGGAAAAGCTATGGGATTGACGATGCCGTATCCTGGTAAAACTATAGCTAAATTTGCAGTAGGTATATCTTATGGTGCTCGTAAATTATATAAACAAAAGAAAGCACAAAAAGCCGCTGATGCTGAAAAGAAAACGAAAACATCTGTACCAGATACAGTAAAAAATCCTAATCCAAAAGGTAGAAAGAAAACAGTTAGTCGTCAAAGTGCAGTTCAATGGGTAGCGAAAACTAAAGGAACTAAAGCTGCACAAAAATATGTAAGTAGTTTGTCTGAAATAATAAATTTAGATAAAGAAGTACAGTTACTTATTGAAGGTGGTGCATATGGGCACATGAATCATCCGTTTGATGATAAAAAACTTACATTTTCAGATTTAAAGAACATAATTATTATGGGATTGGGTGGTAAACTTAGTCGTGAAGATGGAGTTACAGAAAAACTTGATGGTCAAAATTTAATGATTTCTTGGGTAAACGGTAAATTAGTTACAGCTCGAAATAAAGGTCAATTGAAAAATTTTGGTGCAACAGCGATGGATATTAAAGGAGTTGCGTCTAAATTTACAGGAAGAGGTGATATTAGAGACGCTTTTGTTTTTGCCATGAAAGATTTAAATAAATCAATAGGTTCTTTATCTGATAAACAAAAGGAAAAGATTTTTGGTAATGGTAAAATATGGATGAATTTAGAAGTCATGTGGCCTAAGTCATCAAATGTAATAGACTATGATAAAGCTCAAATAGTATTTCATGGTACTCTGGAATATGATGATAGTGGAAATCCTATTGGACAACCGAAAGGGTCTGCAAGAATATTAGCGGGTATGATTAAGCAGGTTAATCAACACGTACAAAAACATTTTCAGATAGGTAAACCTCAGTTTTTAACAGTACCAAAAGTACAAGATTTTGGTAAAAAGAAAAATGTATATTTAAATAGATTAAAGAAATTACAGAATGAATATAAGTTAAAAAGTAATGATACTCTTGCAGTATATCATCAAAGGTTTTGGGAAGAGTTTATTTTTAACGCGTCAAAACAAATGAAGTATAAAATACCAAATAAAGTTTTAGTTAATTTAACTAAGAGGTGGGCATTTTTTGATAAGTCGTATAAGATACCAATGATGAAAAAGGATATAGATAATAAAAAATTTTTAGATTGGGCATTATCATTTGATAAAAATGATCATTCAAAATGGGTGAAACAAAATATGAAACCATTTGAAGTATTGTTTTTTGATGTTGGTGCTGAAATATTAAAAAATATTAGTGGTTATTTATCGGCGTCACCAAAGAAAGCTGTTCAAAAAATAAGAAAAGATATTATTAACGCGATAAGAACAGTAAAAAGTGGTGGAGATATTAAAAAAATAGAAACATTAAAACATCAATTAGATAAATTAAATAAAATTGGTGGATTGAAATCAATAGTTCCAACAGAGGGTATAGTTTTTAAATATAAAGGTAATACTTATAAGTTTACTGGGGCGTTTGCACCTGTAAATCAAATTGTAGGTTTGTTAAATTTTTAAGGAATGTTATGATTGGAAAAAGTAAAGAAGCAGAAAGACAGAATAATGCTTTAAAATCTATTTTAAAAGGTGAAAAACCAGAAAAACGTGTATTTTTTGGATATGAAGGTGATAAAAAATTAGCTAAAAAAGAATTTGAGGAAACTCAAAGACAAATTGAAGAGAAATTAGAAGCAACTAAAGAAGCAAGAATGCCTTGGTTTTGTCCTGAATGTGATAAAGTTATGAAAAAACGTTTAGATAATAGAATGTGGTATTTATATGGTCATTGTTTTGATTGTCAAATAGATGTTGAACATAAAATGAAAATAGCGGGTGTTTATGATGAGTGGGAAGAAGAAAAGATAAAAACGAATAAATTAGCGTGGTTACAAGATAAAAAACAAGAACTTATAGAATTTAAAAAACAGAAAACTCCAACTTTTTATAATCAAGTTAGACCAGATGGTTATAGTGTAGATAAAGAAACTTGGAATATGGGTGTTGAAAATATTGATAAATTAGCAAATGAAGCACTTAAACATTTAGAAAAAATAGAAGAATCATTAAAGTAGTATATTTATATATAGGAGATTTTTAATATATGAAAGTAAAAGAGATATTTTTGTGGTTGGTTGGAATTGTTGGTGCTCTTTTTGGAATGTCAGCTGTTTTAGGAAGAAAAAATAGTACAAAAGTAAAAGAATTAAAAAAAGCTATTAAAAATAATGTTAAACAAGAAAAACAAGTTACACAAGAATTAAAAAAGTTAGAAACAAATAAAACAAGAAATAAAAAAGAAATAACTCAATTAAAAAGAAAATTAACAAAAACAAAAAAAGATATAACAAAAATGAAAAAAGATTTTGATAATGTAGACGTAGAGGACGCTACAGATTTTTTAAGAAATTTTTCTAAAAATAAATAGGAGAAAGTAAGTGGCTGAAACAAAACGAGGAGCTCATAATACAACCAATGTAGGAGTTCATACTACTACACCAGAAGTAAGAGCATTAGGTAAATATAATAAAGTATATAATGTTAGTGGTTCAGGAGATGGTGTTGCAACAGTATTTGAAGCTACCGCTTCAAACCGCGGTGCGAAAGCTTTTATTGTTAATACTGCTGGAAATTCTGTGATAACTACAACTCACGGTGGTTCATTAACAGCATCCAATTTGAATGCAAAAAGTGTGTATGAGATGTCTGTATTGAAAGTTTCTGGAAGTGGTAATATAGATTTATTATATTAATATGAAATATGTTTGGTTTATATTATTATTAACATGCTGTACTATAGGACAAACAACATTATCAGATGAAGAAATTAAAGGGATATATAAAAATATCAAATTACTTCAAGTTGAAAATGATAGTTTAAAACAAATTAATAATATAAATAATGTATTAATTACAAAATATGAAGTTCAAGCTAAAACAGACTCCTTATTATTAGTTAAAAAGAATGAATATATTGAACTTTTAAATAATAAGACAACTTTATTAGAAGAAAAAGTAAAAGTAGTTAAACCAAAATGGTATGACAATAAATATCTTTGGTATGGATATGGAATTTTTAGTATTGTTGTTCCAGTTTGGATAACAAGTCAAATACCAGGAATTTAAATGGAAAGAAATGATAAAGGTCAATTAAAAGACGCAATCAAATCAGAATATTTGAAATGTGCACAAGACCCAGTATATTTTATGAAAAAATATTGTATGATTCAGCATCCAATAAAAGGAAAAATACCATTTTATTTATATGATTTTCAAGAAAAAGTTATTGAAGATTTTATGCAATATGATTATAATGTGATTTTAAAAGCTAGACAATTAGGTATTTCTACTTTAACTGCAGGATACTCTTTATGGATGATGACTTTTCATAATGATAAAAATATTTTGGTTATTGCTACTAAACAAGATACTGCAAAAAATTTAGTAACAAAAGTTCGTGTGATGCATGCAAATTTACCAAGTTGGTTAAAACAAAAATGTGTTGAGGATAATAAATTATCATTAAGATATAAAAATGGTTCACAAGTGAAAGCTATTTCAAGTAGAGAAGAAGCCGGTCGTTCAGAATCTTTGTCCTTATTAATTCTTGATGAGGCAGCATTTATTGAGAGAATAGATTCTATTTGGGCATCAGCACAACAGACACTTGCAACAGGTGGTAGGTGTATTGCACTTTCTACTCCGAATGGTGTTGGTAATTGGTTTCATAAAACATGGGTAGACGCCGAAGATGGATTAAATAAATTTAATTTTTTAAGATTACATTGGTCATTACATCCAGATAGAGATGATGCATGGAGAAAAGAACAAGATAAATTACTTGGCCCTTCTATGGCGGCACAAGAATGTGATTGTGACTTTATTACTTCAGGTAGAACAGTAATTGATGGTCTTATAATTGAAGAATGTAGATTAGAATCTGTAAAAGAACCACTGGAAAAGAGAGGTGTTGATTCTAATATTTGGATATGGGAGCCTCCAAATTATATAAAAGATTATATAGTATGTGCTGATGTAAGCAGAGGAGATGGAACTGATTATTCAGCGTTTCATATAATTGAATTAGAAAAAGTTGAACAAGTTGCAGAATATAAGGGTAGAATCTCAACAAGAGATTTTGGAAATATGTTAGTTAATATTTCAAAAGAATATAATGATGCATTATTAGTTATTGAAAATAATAATATTGGGTGGGCAACTATTCAACAAGTAATAGATAGAGATTATGATAATTTATTTTATATGAGTAAAGATTTACAATATGTAGATACACAAAAACAAATTAATAATAAAATTAATAGAATGGAAAAACAACTTGTTCCTGGCTTTACAGTAACATCAAAAACAAGACCATTAGTAATTTCAAAATTGGAAGAGTTTTTTAGAGAAAAAGCGGTATTAGTACATTCGCAAAGATTAATTGATGAACTTTTTGTATTTATATATAATGGAAGTAGAGCTGAAGCTATGATAGGATATAATGATGATTTAGTAATGTCATTTGGTATTGGATTGTGGATTAGAGAAACGGCATTAAGATTAAGAGCAGAAGGCATAGAACTTCAGAAAAAAACAATGTCTGGTATAACATCTAATCAAGGTGTTTATATGCCAGAAAATAATGAAAATGATTCTTGGCAATGGGAAGTTGATAAGAAAAAAGAATCATTAGAATGGTTAATTAACTAAGAGGTAAAAAATGGCTGATAAAGATTTATTCAGTAGATTAAAAAGATTATTTTCTACAAATGTAATTGTTAGAAATGTAGGTGGTAGAAAATTAAAAGTTGCTGATACAAGTAGATTTCAATCTATAGCAAAACAAAATCTTATAGATAGATATCAGAAAATTTATACAGGTGCAGGTTTAAGCGGTTATACAGATTCTATGTTAACAAAGTCAATGAGATTGAATTTGTTTAAAGATTATGAATCAATGGATAGTGATGCAATTATATCTTCTGCATTAGATATTTATGCAGATGAATCTACGATGAAATCAGAGTATGGAGATGTTTTAGAGATTAAAACAGATAATGATAATGTTAAAGCTATATTACATAATTTATTTTATGATATATTGAATATAGAATTTAATTTATGGCCTTGGATTCGTAATATGTGTAAATATGGAGATTTCTTTTTAAAATTAGAAATTGATGAAAAATATGGAATTAAAAATGTAATACCGTTATCGGTTTATGATGTTGCTCGTATTGAAGGGATTGATGAAGATAATCCTCATTATGTAAAATATTTTTTGGAAACTCTTGACACTCAACATAGGTACTCAGCTGGTAATACAGCTCATCAAAAACAAGAATTAGAAAATTATGAAGTAGCACATTTTAGATTACTATCAGATTCTAATTATTTGCCATACGGTAAATCACAAGTTGAAGGTGGACGTAAAATTTGGAAACAATTAGTTCTTATGGAAGATGCTATGTTAATTCATAGGATTATGAGAGCACCAGAAAAAAGAGTTTTTAAATTAGATATTGGTAATATTCCACCAAGCGAAGTTGATAATTATATGCAAAAAATTATTAATAAGATGAAGAAAGCACCAGTTGTAGATACAGAGACTGGTGATTATAATTTAAAATATAATATGCAGAACATTACAGAGGATTTTTTCTTACCTGTTCGTGGTGGAGATAGTGGAACAAGTATTGATTCATTACCAGGTTTGACCTATGAAGCTATAGATGATATTGAATATCTTAAAAATAAATTGCTAGCGTCATTGCGAATACCAAAAGCGTTTTTAGGATTTGAAGAACAAATTGGTTCTAAAGCTACTTTAGCCGCAGAAGATGTTCGTTTTGCAAGAACTATTGAAAGAATACAAAGAATCACAGTATCGGAATTAACAAAGATTGCTATTGTTCATTTGTATGCACAAGGTTATCAAGATGCTGATTTAGTTAATTTCGATTTGGGATTAACAAATCCATCTACAATATATGAACAAGAAAAAGTTGAGTTATGGAATAATAAAACATCTTTAGCAGCGTCGATGGTACAAGATGGATTGGTTTCTTCAGAATGGATTTATAAAAATATATTTGGATTTACAGATGATGAAATGAAAGAATTAGATAATCAAATTGTATATGATTATAAACAAAAATTCCGTCGCGGTCAGATTGAAAATGAAGGAAATGATCCTGCAGAAAGTGGTGAAGCAACTGGAACACCGTCTGATATGGCAATGGGTAGAACTGGTCATGAGTTAGAAGATGAGGGTGGAAGTCCTGAAGGTGGACAAGAAGGAGCAGGTAGACCAAAAGAGGGCCCAAAGTATGGTAAAGATGGTTCTGCACGGGGTAGAGATCCATTAGGAGCTCATGATAAAAAGAAAGGTGCGAGTGGAAGTCCCAAATATGGTACTGCATATAAAGGCGGCAGTTCATTAGCTCTTGCACATTTAGACTTATTAAAGAAATCAATGGGTAAAAAGAACAGAGAAATCATAACTGAAACATCTGATGTGGAAACGGAGTATCAGAAGGAAATAACTTCTGTTAATAACGGTGATGAAGATGAATAAATATTGTATAACTTTATATTTATATTTGGGTAACTGTAATTACAAGATGATATGGAGTATTTTATAATGACTCGAAAACTAAAGCATTCTAAAATAAAGAATACCAGTATTCTTTTTGAATTGTTAACAAGACAAATAACGGCCGACGTTTTAAATGATAAAAAATCACAGTCGGTAGCGATAATGAAAAAATATTTTAATGAAAAGACTGAATTAGGTAAAGAATTACAATTATACCAAATTTTATCTGAAAAACATTATAGTACAGAAGATAGAGCGACACAATTATTGGAAACTGTATTAAAATCAAGAAAAAGATTAAGTAATACTGTACTTAGACGTGAAAAATATAATTTAATAAAACAAATTAAAGAAACTTATAGTGTAAATGATTTTTTTAATGGTCGTATTTCAAATTATAGATTGTTAGCGTCAATATATAAAGTATTTCAATCTGAAACATCTAATGATATATTTGATCCAGAACATACAGTTAATTCAAAATTTACTATTTTAGAACATATTACAACTAAAAGAACTAATGTTAGTGTTAAACAAAATAAAATTATAGAATCATATAAAGAAAAAGATAAGGATTTGAGATTACTTACTTATCAAATTCTTGTAGATAAGTTTAATAGTAAATATAAAACATTAGATGAGTCTCAAAAAGTGTTATTAAAGAAATATATTAATAACATTTCTAATACAAATTCATTAAGAGAGTTCATAGATTCAGAATCTATTGGAATAATGAAAGAATTAAAAAAACAACTACCAAAAGTAAAAGATAAAATTACAAAGATAAAGTTAACAGAAGCGGTAAATCAAATAGATAATCTTACAAAAGGAAGAGTTGTTAAAGATAAACAGGTTTTAACTTTAATGAGATATTATGAATTAATTAAGGAGTTGAAAAATGTCCATAAACCTTGAAACTTTAAGAAATTTTATTAGAGAAATAATAGAACAAGAATTACAGGAAGCATCTGTAACAGGTAATATAGATGGTGGTGAAGGCCCCCCTAAAACTCCTTATGCATTTAAGAAAAAGAAAAAGAAAAAAGACGAATCTATGTCTGAAGCTAAGTTTCATATAAGAACAGATTTTGGTAGCGTTTTGATTGACGCTGGTTCTAAGGGTGAAGCTAAAATGATTGTTGCTAAAAAAATAAAGGGCGGTGTTAAAGCTATTATAAGTGTTAATAGAGTAGGTGTTTCTAAAGCAAAACAAGTTGATAAAAAGATTGAGTCTGTAACAGAAGGTAAATATCACGATTATAGAAATGATGATTCGATGTCACCAAAACAAAAAATTGGTTACTCGATGAGAGAGGTACGTGATAAGCTAAACGAGTTAGATAAACTTGTTAAAATGAACGTGAGATTTAAAAATGAAGTAGGTGTTGATTCTACATCCTATTGGAAAAATACTCACGTGGCTATGAAAAAAATTAGTGAAAGGTTAGTTAAGTTAGCGAATAAAGTCGGCCAACTGTATTAATCTTTAATATTATGCAAAATCCATCTTGGAATAGAGATGGACTTACTTTTTTAGGAAGATTGTTAAGTCTATCTAATTTGAAGCGGCGTTGGCTTATAGAAGAAACTAAAGTCAAGGGTGAAGAACCAAATAAGATTGAAACAATTAAATTTGTTGATAGATGGATTAAACGATTGGAAGATATGAGAGAAGAAATTATAAGAGCTAGAAGTTAAATGATTAAATTAAAAGATATTATCAATGAAGCTTATGTATGGGAAAGAAAGTTTGGAGAACCATTACCAAAACTTACTTTTACAAAAGAACCAATTATTACAGAAGATACAAAAGATATAGTTCAAGCTAAAAAACTTGCACAAAAATTAGGTAAAATTGAAGCTCGATTGCGTGAAACAATGTATAAGTTAGATGAAAGATTAAATGCAGATATTCCCAATCAAAAATTATCAAAACCTCTCAGAGATACATATAGAAAAAATATAACAAAATTTATGAGAGAAATGTTAACAATTGTTAAAAGGATGAAATAAATGAAACAATTAATAGTAGATTATTTACCATTTGAAGTAAAACCAAAATATATTAGTGAATCATTAAAAGAAAATAATGGACAATTAGTTGTTCAAGGTGTTTTACAAAGAGCTGATTCTAAAAATCAGAATGGTAGAGTGTATCCAAGAGATATTTTAATGAGAGAAGCAAAAAAATATGCTAAAACATTTATAAAACAACGTAGAGCTTTAGGTGAATTGGATCATCCAGAAAGTTCTGTTGTTAATTTAAAAAATGTATCCCATAATATTAAAGAAATGCATTGGGAAGATGATAATTTACTTGGTGTAGTTGAAGTTTTAGGAACACCAGCCGGAAATATACTAAAAGAATTATTTAAATCTGGTATTAAATTAGGTATATCATCTCGTGGTATGGGATCAATAGAAACTGTTAGAGAAAGTGATGATGGTGATAGACAAGAGGTTCAACCAGATTTTGAATTAATTGCGTTTGATTTTGTTTCTAATCCATCAACACATGGAGCTTTTATGCATCCGGTAAATGAGGGTATTGATAATGAGGGTATTGATAAAGAAAATCTTAGAGATTCTATTGAATGTGGAGTATATTGCAAAACTGAATCAATTATACATGATATTATAGCAGGGGCATAATAATGATTAGCTTAAAATCTTTAGTAAAAAATATGAAAGAAGCTAAGATTACAGCACCAAAGAAAGGTGTTCAGACTCCATTAGATGCTAAAATTCAAATCCCTGGATATGGTGTAATGACAAGAAAACAATTACAAGGTAGTATCCAAAGAATTCTTACTGAAACATTAAAATATGTGAAAAAAGGTCAAATAAAAAACGCGTATAGTGTTTTATACAAAAGAAGTGTTTTGAAAGGATTTTTAGAAACAGAAATTAAACATAGTGGGAAATAAAATGTCTAATTATAAAACAATGATGGATACGTGGAAGGATTGGAGATTAGATTTAATTGAAGCTAAAGAAATAATGATAAGCCAAGTTGAAGTAAGAGATAGAATTTGGTATGGTAAACACGGTGTTCAATATTTGGTATTAAAAACAGGCCCGAATGTTATTCATATGGGACTTGTAAATAGAGGAAAACCAGGATATGGTGGAATGTTATTTTCAGATAAGACAAAACTTACTCGAAAGAATTTTGATAGTCAAATAAGAACAAATTTAATAAAGAAAATTACTCGTGGTAATAATACTTTATGGCAAGAATCTAAAACAGAAGGTAGTTTACCAACAACGGTAAAACAAGTTAATTCACCGAAATTAAAAAAAGCAAAACCCCCAATTAAAGCTAAACGGGGAAAAGAATTTATAAAACATCATAAAGTTCATAGTGGCCCTCATATAACAGGTAAGGGTGCAGAACACGCAACTTATGACTTTGATGATAGTGATTATGATGTAGAAGGTGGTTTACAAAAAAGAAAAAATAAACAAAAACGTGGATATGAACCTGTTGAAAGTATAAATAAAATAGAAACAGAAATGTATAAATTAATTAAGGAAGTATCAGGAACAAATGTTGGTACTGGATTAAATACTGGTGATGCGTGGCCAGATGGTATTTTCACTAAATACGGTGAAAAAAGAATCATTACACCAGCTGGTATGCCGCGGGGGATGGTACAAGTAGTAACCCCGGCGTCAGATTCCGTATATGGTGGGGACGGCAGTCAAATATCTGAACCAGATTTAGGTGGTGGTACATTTAAAAGAACTAAAATTACACCTGAATATATTAAAAGTCAAGAAGTATTAAATCCGCATGAATTAAGAGATGATACTCCACCATTAGCTCCTCAACAAAGAGTTTTTGGCCGTAGAGCATTTGGAACATCACCTGATTATGTTATACCAAAAGAAACTCATAATTATATTGATACTGCTGAAGATGTATTAACAAAACCAACTACACCACCTGAGGGAACAAAATCTGGTGGAATACCATCAACACCAGAACCTGGTTCTACAAGTAAGAGTGGATATAGACAATTACAAAAAGGTGGTAAGAATATTATAAAAGATTTAGATAAAATGTATATTCTAAAAATGTTAGGTCAGTATGATTCTAAAAGAGAGGGAGTTAGTTAAATGATTAAATTACAAGAATTATTACCAACTATTTTCAATCCTACTTCAGATTGTGAATGTGGTGGAACTCATAAAAGATGTGATTGTGAAATTATAAAAGAATCTTATGTATGGGAAAGAAAATTTGGAGAACCTTTACCAAAGATTTCTTTTAAAGAAGAACCAATGTCAGATATAACAGTTGATGAATCAAAAGAACAATTAAATGAATGGGGAGATTTATATTCTCATGTAAAATTAGTTCAACAACATATAAATACATTTAATAAAGATATAGACGCTAAAAGAGGTGGTTCGTTTGATGCAGATAGTGTAGAATATGAAGCTGATAGATGGCATAACAACAGTAAAATGTTAAAAGGTAGAGATAAAAAATTGGGTATGTGGGAAAAGAAAGTTAAGAAAACTTTAGACAGTCTCATAAAAGATTATGTGAAAGCTTGGAAATAAAAAGGACAAATTAATGCCTTTCAAATCAGAAAAACAGAGAAAATGGATGCACGCTAATAAACCTAAAATGGCTAAGAAGTGGGAAAAGGAAGAAGAATCTGTAACTGAAGCCGTTAAAGACCCAAAACTTAAAGTCGGACAAAAGATTAGACATAAGAGTGATCCACGAAGATTATATATATTGAAAAAAATTACACACGGTAATAGTGGAATACCTGAAGACCCAGCAGGAACAAGTTATATGTTTGTTGCACCAGGTAATAGAAAAGAATATCATACAAAGAAAACTTGGGCTCAAGCAATAAAAAAGGGATGGATTATACCTGAATCCGTAAGTGAAGATAGAGATTATAAGGATGAATATAAAAAATTCCAGTCATCTACTAAAGCAAAAAAATATAGAGCAGAATTAAATCAATATAATAGAAAAAAAGGTACTTATGGTAATGGGGATGGTAAAGATGCTTCACATAAAGGTGGAAAAATTGTTGGATTTGAAGCAGAATCTAAAAATCGTGGTAGAGCAGAAAAGAGTAGATTGAGAAAAGAAGATATAACTATGTTAGAAGCTAAATTTACTGATGATACTTTAGCCCCCAGAATTAAACATTGGGCGAGTAAACATAAAGGTACAGGGATAGGATATGGTCATGTACTTGGTCAGTTAGCAGTTCATATGAAAGAAATGGGTTGGAATAAAAGTTATAAAGAAGTTGCAAGAGTTGCAATAGAATTGGGTAAGAAGAAAAAAGTTGAATCCGTAGATGAAGGAACTTGTGGATATACTCATACAATAGATGGTAAAAAATTAAAAACACCTGGTGGTATAAATGATGATGATATTGATAAAACTGAATCTATAATTGTAGAATTTGATAAGTATCGTTTAGGTGGGTTACTTGATAGTAAATTAAAGAAAAGATTAGAACGTACTATTAAAATTATTGGTGGTAAAGTAGATGCGGTAGGTGATGATTATGTTAAATTTAGAATTGGTGGTATGGATTTAAGTAGATTACCAGCAGTTATTACTAAATTAGATAGAAATAAAAATGTTTGGATTAGTGATAGATATAATAAAAATATTTGGGATAGAAAAAGAAATATTGATAGATTAAGTGAAGGTTCAAAGGATTGGGAAAAATATTTTACATGGGCTAATAAAAAACAATTAGATGTAATTTCAAAATTTGTCATGATGGATCCTGAAGGTGTTAAAGGTATTTTAAAAATGATGAAAAAAAGTCCAAAAGGATTTAAACAATTTGTAAAAGACGCTGCAAAAAAAGGATTAGGTGAAGGATTTGGTGGAGAGTTAAACGAAAAAGATAAAGCAAAATTTGAAAAAGCAAGAAAAGCTAATGCAGAAGTTTTGGGGTTTGAGTTAACTGGTGTTACAGATGTAAAAGAATTTACAAACGAAGGTAAGTGGTCTAAAATTATGACGAGTGTTCGTAAAGGAAGTAAAGCAGGCCCTTGGTCTATCGTAGTATATGATAAAGCAAAAAGAAAAGTAATACACAATAGAATAGTAAAAATATTACAACAGATTCCTGCTCACTATGAAGATGTAAAGAAAAAATATCCAAGAGCTTCAATTGGTATTGAAGATAAACACGGTCAAAGGGTATATACTGAATCTATAAACGAAGGTACAAAAGCATTTCGTGCGTATCGTGAAATGAAGGAAGCATTAAACGTTGCTATTTATGGAATTAAAAAAATGAGAAAATTTATTGATGACGCTCCATATAATCCAAAATTTAATATGATTACAAAAGAATTATATAAGTGGGAAATAGATTTAGAGAAAAAATGGCGTAGAGTTGTTCCACAAATATCAAAAATTTCTAAAGATAAAATGTTAGAATCCGTAAATGAAAAAATGAGTCCAGCTCAATATCATAGCTATATGCAATATGTTTTCGATACTCAATTTAAAACACCAGATGAAAAGAAGATGAAAAAGAGTATCATTAAAAAAATAAATGTTGCTCAAAAGAAAAAAGGTTTACCATTATATAAAGAATCTGTAAATGAAAAATGGTCAAAAGGTTTAGAGAGATATAAAGTTACTTTAGAAAATGGTAAAGAAATAGATGTTAAAGTTAAAGAAGGTGTAGGTTTAGAAGGTATAGGAAAATTATTAGAAAAAGAAGGTTTGAAATTTGAAAAAATTACAAAAAAAGCATCTCGTCCTACCCTAACTCCAGAATCCGTAAATGAAGCTAGAGAAACTGCAATTGATATAGCAAAAAGAGTTGTTAAAAATAAACAACACGAAAAGGGTTTAGATTTAACTACAGCAAATTTTATAGTAAAAATATATGATGCTTATAAAGAACATCCAAATTTACAAAGACAAATGAAGAAAATGCCGTTACCAAAAATGGTTAAATTAGCGTATAAGGTGATGAAATGATTAAATTAAAAGATATATTAACAGAAAAAAAAGAACTCGGTGGTGCACTTATTAATAAAATAGAGCAACTTACTGATAGAAATGCTCATACAGAAGCTAGAATGACTTTGGCAAAAGAAGTAGATAAAAATTTATGGAAAGCATATGAAGGACTTAATGCAGCTCAAAATTATTTAAGACGAGCAAATGAAACAAATATTGTTCGAAATGTATTAGACAAAAAATTATTCGCATATGCTAAAAAGAAATTTAGTGATTATTATTCTATAGAGAGAGCATTTTAATGAAAATAACTAAATCACAATTACAAGAACTTATTAAAGAAGCTTTTCAAGATGGATTTTTTGATGAAGTAACTGAAGAAATTTTAAATGATGATAGAGAAGTAGATTATTTATTAAAAGCGTTTTTGTCAGAATTAAAGAAAAAGAAAGTTGTTCGAGGTAAGAAATTATTCAAAAAAGTTATCTGTCCTAAAAATAAAAGGTATGTAGCGGCACTTAAAAAGTGTGTTGTTAAGACAGCCGGTGAGAAAGCTAGGAAAAGAAGGGCAATGAAAAAAGCCGCAAGGAAAAAAAGAGGTAAGATGGCTCAAATTGTTAGAAAACGTAAGAAGTCAATGAAAAAACGTAAAGCGTTTGGGTTGAGAAGAAAAAAACGATGAGTAAAAAAACAGTATATAAAGATTTAATGGAAAAAGAATTACACGAGGCCATTGGAACACCACCGCCTTTTAGTTCATCTGAAGCAAAAATACAAGTTGATAAGGATTTAATCGTAATGTCAAAACATTTAGGTAAAGCGTCTCAACAAGTTATTAAAATTATGATGGATGGAGTAAAGAGTGGAAAATATGATGCGATGGATTTAGCAAGAGGTATTGAAGTTGGGCCCGCTAAAAGAACACATTATGGTGAAACAGATTTTATTAAACAATTATGGGTTAAGGTAAGAAGCGGCTTTAGACGGTATTCTAAACGTGGAAAATTAAGATAGGTTATATTTATTTATAGTAAGGTAATGACAGGTTAATAGGGAGATTATAAAATGTCAAAACGAATAAAATTAAAAGATATTTTAAATGAAAATTTTACAAGAATGCCAATGGGTGGTATGATTGGTGGTGGTGTTGTGACAATTAAACCAATAAATTCCACGAGTTTATCTGGAATTGTAAAAGAAAAATTTGGTGATGTTGACGAAAAAGTTGATGTTAAACTATTGACCAAAGAAATTTCAAATTATAATAATATTGGTAAGTCTATTTTTGAAAGATCAAATTTAAAAGATGTTGCAGAAAAATTGAGTTGGATGGCTAATTCAGTTAAAAATCATACTCTTCAAGAAACAGAAGATTGGTTTGATAAGATTACAGTTAATCGTAATATGAAAGAGTTAACTGGCCTTTCAAAGTCTTTTAATAAAATTTCAACTGAAGCTCAAACACTTCAAGAAAGAATGAGTGGTCTTTATGAAGATATGGGTCATATTCTTGGTAGATATTATGATATTGATGAGATGGGAGAAGGATCTAAATCTTATAGACACGGTGATGAAGATAATGAAGATAATGCTAAAGTAAAAGAGGTTGAAGGTGACAAGGCGGAATATCAGAAATTTTTTATGGCAGCATTAAAGAAATTTGGAGTGAAAGAACCAGATCAACTTCCTGATGAGAAAAAAGCAGAGTTTTATAACTATGTTGATGCTAATTGGAAGGGTGATAACGAATCAGATTAGATTGTTGGAGGTTATTTGATTTATATAAAAGTTATAAATAATAATATAGAAAAAGCTTTAAGAAAATTAAAGAAAGAAGTTAAAGAAACTAAGTTATTATTAGAATTAAAACAAAACGAATATTATAGAAAACCTTCTGAAATACGAAGAGAACGAAAAGCGAAAGCTAAAATTAGACAAAAAAAATTTATTGAAAATTGAGTGTTTTTTATGAATCTATATATTTATATATACATAAAAATACATCACGACCAACTCGGTCAGCATGTGATGTAATCGAATTTTAATCACATTATAGTTCCAAATAACTATATTAAATCCATACAAAATTTATTCCCTAATTTTTGGTCGAATGGGAATTATAATTTAAGGAGAATAGTAATGGATGATCTTTTAAAAGAAGCCATTGCGGATGCAAAAGCAGTTCGTGAAACCGCTCTTGAAAACGCTAAAATCGCTTTAGAAGAAGCTTTTACACCTCGCTTACAATCAATGCTTTCTAAAAAAATTCAGTCTGAAATTGATGATGATGTGAATGAAGAAGAAGGTGATGAAGAAGAAGAAGAGGAAGAAGAGATGGAAGAAGAATCCGTTGAGGATTCTGAAGTAGATTCTGTATCAGAACAAGATGATGATGAAGAAGAAGCTGAAGAAGATGAAATGGAAGAAGAATCCGTTGAAGATTCTGTAGAAGATCCAATGTCGGAACAAGATGATGAAGAAGAAGCTGAAGAAGAAGAGGAAGAAGATGAGATGGAAGAGTCTGATGACCTTGATTTAGAAGCTATTCTGAAAGAATTGGAACTTGAGGAAGATGATGAAGAAGGTGAAGAACCTGAAGTCGAACCTGAAGATGAACCCGATGTTGAAGAATCTACTGGTGAAGTAACTGAAGAAGAAGGCGAAGAAGCTGAAGAAGAAGAGGAAGAAGAGATGGAAGAAAAAGTTGAAGAATCTGATGAAGACGTTAACGAGGAAGAAGATATTGACCTCGAAGAAGTCATCAAAGCACTTTCTGAAGAGGAAGTTGAAGAAGAAGAAGCAACTAAAAGTTCCAAACTTCAATCCGATCTTGATGAGCATCGCAATGTAATTAAATACTTACGTTCTAAACTTAACGAAGTTAATTTGCTTAATGCAAAATTACTTTTCACAAACAAACTTTTCCGTTCTTATGGTTTATCCAATGAACAGAAAATGAAAGTTGTGGAAACTTTTGATAGAGCACATAATCTACGTGAAGTTAAGTTGGTTTACTCCACACTTGCCGAATCTTTCGGTGAAATTAGAACAGGTAAAAAAGAGATTAAAGAAATAAAAGGTTCAGCCTCTAAAGTTGTTGCCTCAACAAAGTCTCCCAAACAGGAAGTAATTTCTGAGGGACATGAGATGAGAGAACGATTTAAGAAGTTGGCTGGTATTCTTTAATATATTGGAGAAAAATAATGAGTAAAAATCTTTCTACAGTCGAAAAGTTGATGGATGGTTTTAATCCATATCGTCAACGCATGGAAGAAACTCGCGGATTGGTCAAAAAGTGGGAGCCGACCGGTTTGTTGGAAGGTATAGATGAAGAACAGAGAGTTCAGGCTATGGCATGTCTTTTAGAGAACCAAGCTCGTCAATTAATTGATGAAGCAAGTTCTACTGGGACTTCTGCTAATTCTGAAGAATGGTCTGGTGTTGCACTTCCCTTAGTTCGTAAGATCTTTGGTGAACTAGCAGCTCAGGAATTCGTTTCTGTTCAGCCTATGAACCTTCCTTCTGGTCTGGTTTTCTATCTGGATTTCAAATATGGTACAGCACAACCTGGATTCACATCCGGTGATCAGGTTTTTGGTGTAACATCTGGTTCAGGTGATCCTACTGATGGTCTTTATGGTGCAGGTCAATTTGGGTATTCGGTTAACGAATCTACAACTGACAGATTTAATACATCTGGTGGTTTAACAGGTTCAGTAACTTGGGCTATGATTGACTTCGAACCATCTCTGTCATCTTCGATGGCAGCTGGTAACTTAAAGTACTTTGATGCTGCGTTATCAAGTTTTACAACACCTGATAAAGAAGGTGTGAGAGCATTTGTTCCTACGGGTTCTGCTGCTTTAACAGCTTATTATCCGGCGTATACTAAAATCTTGAACAGTTCAAGTACAGAAGTTGCCCCTTCAGATGGTGCAGCTACTAAGATTAGATTCATCATAGATGAAGGTAGTGCATGTGAACAAATTAGTGTTCAGTATCATAAACAACCTGCTGACACAACTCGTGGTGATTTTGAAGCATCCAGTGGATTGACTTCAAATCCTGAGACAGATGTAGGTATCCCCGAGATTGATATTGCTATGCGGTCTGTCGCTATTGTTGCGAAGACTCGTAAATTGAAAGCAGTATGGACTCCTGAACTTGCGCAAGACCTTAACGCTTATCATAGTGTTGATGCTGAAGCAGAACTTACTTCACTTTTGAGTGAATATGTATCAATGGAAATCGATCTTGAAATCCTTGATATGCTTCGTGCAAATGCTATTGCTAAGACTGAACGTTGGTCTGCAAGAGTTGGATATGAATATGATTCAGCAACTTCGTTGTTCACACAATCAAGTGGCGAATCTAATGCATATACAAAAGGAACTTGGTTCCAGACATTAGGTAACAAGATTCAGAGTGTTTCTAACGCAATACACCAGAAGACACTACGTGGTGGTGCTAACTGGGTAGTTGTTTCACCTGAAGTTGCTACAGTTCTTGAATCTATTCCTGGATATGCAACATCTACAGATGGTGACTCAACAGCGAAGACGTATGCAATGGGTGTACAGAAAGCGGGTATGTTAAATAACCGTTGGACTGTATACAAGAACCCATATCAGTTTGAAAACGTGGTTCTTGTCGGGTTTCGTGGAAGTAATTTCCTTGAGACCGGTGCAGTGTACGCACCATACGTACCTCTTATCATGACACCTTTGGTGTATGATCCTAAGAACTTCACACCTCGTAAGGGTGTGATGACCAGATACGCGAAGAAAATCGTGCGTCCGGAATTCTATGGTAAAGTTATCGTTGCTGATGTAAACTATGTCTAATAGTTAATTCGGTTTAGGATTACGAAATTAAGGGGAACTATTTTATTAGTTCCCCTTTTTTTATTTAATATTGTTACTTCTTATATTTATTAATGAATAAATGTATTTAATTTAGGAGAAAATGATGGCAGAACTTATTTGGGCAGGCAGTAGTTCCTTTTCGTCAGGCGATACTCCGTATGGATTTTACGATTCAGATACAGAGTTTTCTGGCTCAAGTACCAATTCTGTAGATAGATTTGCTGATTGGGCAGCTCGCAGATTGGGTTTTCCAATTATGTCTGTTGAGTTACAATCTGGTTCATTTTATGCGTGTTATGAGGAAGCTGTAACAGAATATTCAGCTCAAGTGAATCAATTTAATATTAAAGACAATTTACTAACATTACAAGGACGGCCTACAGGCTCATCTAATAATTTGACTCATAAAAGAATTACACCAACTATGGGTAGAACAGTATTTTTGTCTAAACAATATGGTACAGAAGCCGGTGTAGGTGGTGAAGTAGATTGGAAAAAAGGTTCTATATCAGTAACGAGTGGTACTCAAGAATACGATTTAAATACTCTTTTTGCTGATGTTAGTGCGAGTGGTGCTATAGAAGTAAGAAGAGTTTATTATGAAGCTACTCCCGCAATGCAAAGATTTTTTGATCCATATGCTACTACTGGTTATGGTACAATAAATTTAGTTGAAGGATTTGGATTTGGAAATTACTCACCTGCAGTATCATTTACTTTAATGCCTATATTTGAAGATTTACTTAGAGTACAAGCAATTGAAATGAATGATTCTATTAGAAAATCAGCATATACATTTACATTAATTAATAATAAATTAAGAGTTTTTCCAGACCCTGATGAGGATAGAACTTTATATTTTGATTATGTAGAAGTTTCGGATAGAGATGATCCATTATTTACAGAATATAGTGGTTCTGCTAATGTTATTTCTGATTATTCAAATGTTCCATATAATAATATGGAATATAAATATATTAATGATGTTGGTAAACAATGGATACGGAAGTATGGGTTAGCACTAAGTAAAGAATTACTTGGTATAATTCGTAGTAAATATGGCACTATACCTATACCAAACGCAGACACAACTTTAGATGGTGAAACTTTAAGGAGTGAGGCTCAAGCTGAGAAGGAAGGTTTAATAACTGAACTTAGAGAAATGTTAGAAGGAACAAGTAGAAAGGCATTATTAGAAGCGGATAAAGACGAAGCTGAGTTTTTACAGGAAAAATTACAGAAAATTCCGTATCCAATTTATGTAGGATAGAAAAATGGCTAATAGTTCGCGATTTTTCACACAAAAAGATATAGATACTTTTGATAAGTTTAATAAAGAACTTATTGGAGATTTATTTGCCGGAAAAGACGGCGTTATTAGTCAAAAAGTTACACTATACAAGGTTTCGGTTTATGATACTGAAGTTAATATGTATGGTGAAAGTTCTGAAGGTAAGGTATATAAACCAGGTATTCAAGCAACGTGTTTAATAACCGCCGACGATCAAGTTACAGAAACAAATGAATTTGGCCCTGATGTGACGCAAACTGTTGTGTTTGCATTTATTAGACAATCGTTAGTAGATGTTAGTTATGTTATTGAGGTGGGTGATATAATTGATTGGAATACTGGTTATTGGGAAGTATCATCAATTAATGAAAATCAATTTATAGGCGGACAAACAGATTTTAAACATTCCATAATTTGTACAGCGTTCTTATCAAGAATGGCTAATTTAAATATCGAAAGAGTTAGAAGTGTATAATGGCAAGAAATAAACCACTACCAAGAAAACAAAGAGTTATCAATCGAGGTTTTTTATATTCAAGACAAGCTGAAAAAGATAAAACACCAAATATTTCAGTAGGATTGATGGATATAGATTCGGCTATTATATTTTATTTTGAAAATGTTATAAAACCGTCAGTAGAAGATAATGGTGAAAATGTAAAAGTTCCTATAATGTATTCTTCTCCAGAAAGATGGAAAGCTATTTTACGTGATGGTTTTATGCGGGATAAAAAAAGACAATTAATTATTCCTGTTATTACATTTAAAAGAATAACACTTGAGAGAGATGATACAGTTCCACAAGATAAATTAGATGCTAATAATCCTCATCTTTTTTATACGTTTGAAAAGAAATTTTCAAATATAAATAGATATGATAATTTTACTCAACAAATAGGATTAATACCACAAAAAGAATATTATAATGTAACTTTTCCTGATTATGTAACAATAACTTATGATTTTATTGTTTGGACAACATATATTGAACAAATGAATAAAATTGTTGAACGAATAAATTATTCAGCTGGAGCGTATTGGGGTGATCCAGATAAAATGAGATTTAGAACTCAAATAGATAGTTTTTCTGATGCTACGGAAATGAGTGATATTGAAAGATTTGTTAAAACTAATTTTACTGTAACATTACGGGGTTATTTATTACCTGAAGCTAATTTTGATCATCGTTCAACAACTCAAAAATATTTAACACCTAAAAAAGTTATTTTTGGAACTGAAACTGATGTTGCTATTTCTAAACCAGTAGGAACTGCTGGTCAATTTTTAGATGAAGAATCAACTGAAGTTAAAAGTCTTGGACGAGCGGCTGAACAAAGTTCATTAGCTGTAGCTCTTGATAATCCATTAATTATAACTCAAGGGACTGGAGTAACTGTTTCAAATACTGGTGCAGAATTTGATGGAAGTAGTAGATTAACTCAACAAATTTCAATTGGTCAACCGGTTACGACAACATCAGATGTAATATTTAATCAAATATCAGGTAGTTCTTTACTCATTGGTGGGGTATTATATAATAGTACTGGTATAAGTAGTAGTATTTATGTAACTGGTTCAGTTACTACTACGGGTGATTTGACAGTTGGTGGTAATGCTACCATAGCTGGAATATTAACAGCAGAAGAATTTCATACAGAATTTGTAAGTTCTTCAATTGTATATTCAAGTGGTTCAACAAAATTTGGAGATGATACAGGAGATAGTCATACTTTTACAGGTTCATTAGGAATAACAGGGTCTTTGAGTTTGAATGATAGTTCTGCTATGGTAGAGTTTTCAAATGATACAAGTTTGGGAGATTCAAGTGCAACAGCAATTGTTACGGAAAATGCAGCAAAAACATATATTGATGATCAAACTTCAAGTCAAAATACATATTTTAGAAAAACATTTGTAAAAACATCAGCATCAATAACAACAGCAACTGCAAGTTTCACCGCGGTTACCGCGTCCGCTCCAAGTGGATTAACTTCTACAGGTGAAAATGATTTTGTCTTTTTTGTTAATGGTCAATATATGGAACATGATGCTATAGCAATAGAACAGTCTGGTTCTACATTATTATTGAAAGTAGATAATAGTAGTATAGGATATGATTTAGAATCAGATGATGAAATATTGGCGTGGGGAAAATTTAATTCATAAAGGATTACTGTGGCAGCAATAATTACAAAAAATCCAATTATATTTACTGCTGGAACTGGTGTAAATATTGATAATGATGGAACAGAGTATACTGGAGAAAATAGATTAACGGTTACAATAGCTATTCCACAAGCAGTTTCTACGAGTTCAAATGTAGAATTTGGTGGAATAACTCTTACTAGACCATTTATAATAGGTAATGAAACGAAGAGAATTAAATTAGACAGTTATGGTATAAGTGGTTCGTTTTCATTAACAGGTAGTTTAGAAACTCCAAGTGATTTAAATGTATCAGGTAGTACAACAATATTAGGTAAAGTTGTAGCAGAAGCTTTTATTCTTGAAAGAAGTTCTTCTCAAACTATACAAAAATCTGGTTCTACATTATTTGGTGATGTTTTAAATGATAGACATGATATGTCAGGAAGTTTAACAGTATCTGGTTCATCAATAAGTTTAAATAGTTATTCAATAACAGAAATTTCAAATGACACAAGTTTAAGTGATTCTAATGCAAGTACAGTAGCAACAGAAAACGCTATAAAATCATATACAGATACTAATGCAAATACAGTTCATACATATTTTAGAAAAAACTATGTTCATACTGGTAGTTTTGTTAATGCTAGCACATCAAGTTTCACAGTTGTTACAGCATCATCACCGACTGGAATAACAGATACAAGTGAAAATGATTTTTTCTTTTTTAATAATAGTCAATTAATGGAATATGATGCATTAGAAATTGAACAAAGTGGGTCTAAACTTTTATTAAAAGTTAATAACAGTAGTATTGGTTATGATTTAGAGGCAGGAGATGAAGTTGTAGCGTGGGGAAAATTTAATTCATAAATTTTACTAAGCCCACTTTTCTTTTACTGTTACCTTAATATTTATTAGTATGAGAATATACAAAGCAACAAACAATGAAAACGGAAAAGTCTATATAGGACAAACTATCCGAAAAATGCACAATGTATTAAGTGAAAGTGCAAAAAGGGGGTGGGAAACAAGAAGAAGAAATGCGCAAAAGGCACTGGAAGAATAGAAAGAATCGTAAATGTCCTACTTGTAGTAGGATAATTTATTATTCGAGAAAAGATGC